GTTCTTACACCGACATTATGAAAATCATAAAATCAGAAATGTTTTATCCTACCTATATTTCAGGTCTATCTGGAAATGGTAAAACATTTATGGTCGAACAGGCTTGTGCAAAAGCAGGCAGAGAATTCATCAGGGTTCAGATCAACCCAGAAACAGATGAAGATGATTTGCTTGGTGGATTCAGGCTTATAAATGGCGAAACGGTTTTCTGTAAAGGTCCAGTACTAAAAGCTATGGAAAATGGCGCAGTACTTCTACTCGATGAAATCGATAGGGCTACAAACAAGATTATGTGTCTTCAAGGTGTTCTTGAAGGTAAGCCAGTTCTTGTTAAGAAAACTGGTGAAACAGTCGAACCTTCTAAAGGTTTCAACGTTATCGCTACCGCTAACACGAAAGGTAAAGGTTCCGAAGATGGAAGATTTACCGCAGCTTCTATTATCGATGAAGCTTTCTTAGAAAGATTTACCATCTCGGTGGATCAGCAATTCCCGTCGGCAGCTATCGAAAAGAAAATCCTTGCTAAGCATATGGATAAGTTCGATATTCAAGATGATGAGTTTGTGGATAGATTGGTTACTTGGGCAGATATTATCAGAAAGACTTTCTTCGACGATGGTGTTGATGAAGTTATTTCTACTAGAAGGCTTTGCCACGTTGTACAAACTTTCTCTATCTTTACCGATAGAATGAAAGCTATCGACCTTTGTATTTCTAGGTTCGATGAAGATACTAAGGCGGCTTTCCTAGATCTTTACACTAAGGTGGATTCAGGAGTTATCACAGAAGATACCCCTAACGTCCAGGACGAAGAGCCAGAGAGCGAGGAGCATTTATATTAATGGCAAAAGAAATAGATTATAAATTTAGCGAAGGAGCTCTTATCAAAGAGCTTCAGTCGTATATCGACAAAACATATGATGGTCATTATTCTAAAAACAAATTCCAATCTACAGAATTTATATCTGACTGTGGTCATGGTATAGGTTTTGCGATTGGAAACATTCTTAAATATGCCCAAAGATATGGCAAGAAAGGAACTTCAGAAGATTATAGAAAAGATCTTATGAAAGTATTACACTACGCAATCATCGCGCTACACGAGCACGATAAGGATAATTAAATGAAAATAAAAATACCTAACTCAGGATCAAAGTGGTTTCTGCCAATGCACTTTAGTATAATGGCAATCATATTTGGATTTGTCTTATGGTCAAACGCAGCACATGGATTTGATGAGAATGGAGATAGATTTTGTTTAGCCCAGAATATATATTTTGAAGCTGGCAATCAACCATTTGCAGGAAAATTTGCAGTTGCAAACGTAACTTTAAACCGGGTAAATGATGAGCAATTCCCAGATACTGTTTGTGATGTAGTTTATCAAGCTGCAGCATATAAAACATCTTGGAAAGGTACCACTATTCCTAAAAGAGGAATGTGCCAATTTAGCTGGTATTGTGATGGAAAAGTAGATGAACCAAAAGACTCAGTCACATGGATTGAATCTATCCGAATTGCTGATATGGCTTTAGAATCTTCTAACTTCGATATTACCGGCGGTGCTTTATGGTATCATGCTAATTATGTTCACCCATATTGGGCAGATCATTTGACCTATGTCATTCAGATTGAAGCACATTTATTTTACAAATAGGGATTTACTTTTAGTTTAAACTGTGGTATAATATACGATTATGGAAACAATTATTAACATAGTTCTTTTATTATTAGCTTTTGCTTTTGCAGTTGGTACATCGATTATTGTTGCAGAAACTAAAGAAAAAAGATACATGCGAAAACTAGCTAAGAAAAGGGAAGATGCTTTTCCTTTTAATAAACACGGAACACATTACCGTGATGGAGATAACACATGAAATTGTCAGAAGAAACTATTGCAATTCTTAAAAACTTTGCAACGATTAATTCTAACCTGGTATTTAAACCAGGCCAGAAACTAAAAACAATTGCTGAATCTAAAACGATTATGGCAGAAGCAGAAATTGTAGAAGACTTTCCTAACGAATTTGGAATCTATGATTTAAATGAATTCTTATCTGTTCTCGGTCTAATACCAGAACCAGACATCCAATTTATGGAGAACCATTTACTTATCCAAAACAATTTACAACAGGTTAAGTATTATTATTCTAATCCAGAAATTCTAACCACTCCGCAAAAGACTATTACTATGCCTGATGCAGAAGTTGGTATTAGTTTAGAGGAAGGGAACATAAAAAGACTTACCCAATCATCTGCAGTACTCGGTCATAGTGATCTAAGTATTGTAAGAGAAGATAATGATAAAGTATATGCTAAGGTATATGACACAAAAGATGCTACTGCAAACGTATATACTTTGGATCTAGTATTAGAACATCAGGTACCAAATAGGTTTAATTTCGATTTTAATATCGCAAACCTAAAGTTATTACCTGGGGATTACTATGTTTCTCTCTCGAGTTCTAAAATATCTAATTGGACTAATTCGAATTATCCGATAGAATATTTCATAGCTTTAGAGAATTCAACGGATTTTCACGTATAAATATACATGAAAAGAAAAACATCGCCAATTATGGGATGTTTAATTTGTCAAACCTATAGGAGAATATCATGACAGATGCAAATGAAAACGCAGTCGAAGCAGCTCCTGGAATCACTCTTGGTGATATGGCAACAATGGTTCAAGTTGTTGACTTATGCTCTAAGAGAGGTGCATTTGAAGGTCCCGAGCTCGAGACCGTCGGTGGACTAAGATCCAGAATCGTCGCGTTCGTTGAGGCTAACCAGCCGAAAGACGAGCCAGCACCAGAAGGTGCAGTTCCAGAAGTGGAAGCCGAGCCTGTTGAAGACTCAGAAGAGTCTTAATTATGTGGGGCTTCGGCCCCACTTCTTTTTGAGAGATATATTATGGAAAAATTTGAGAGATACGAACTACTCACGGCCTTATTCAAAGGCACAGTCACAGTAACTTTTCGTAAGTTAGATACTGATGAAATCAGGGTAATGCCCTGTACACTTAATCCCGACATATTAAAAGCAAACGGCGTTAACATGTCTATAGATCTTAGCGCAAAGGATATGGAACATTTCCCAGTTTGGTCACTAGATAAAAACGCTTGGAGAAGCTTTAGACTAAGCACAGTCGAAGGTTGGGAAGTACTATGACAGAATTTTTATGGGTTGAAAAATACCGACCAGCTTCTATTGCAGAGGTTATCCTGCCTTCCCACATAAAGGCAACATTCGAGCAAATTGTTAACGGAGGTGAACTGCACAATATGCTCCTTACCGGCACGGCCGGCGTGGGGAAAACTACTGTTGCTAAGGCACTCTGCAATGAACTAGGATTAGATTATCTAATTGTCAATGGTTCAGAAGAAGGTAATATCGATACCCTAAGAAACAAAATAAAACAGTTTGCAAGTACTGTTTCGCTCACGGGTGGATACAAGGTGGTTATACTAGATGAAGCTGATTATCTAAACCCCCAGTCCACCCAACCCGCTTTACGTGGGTTCATCGAAGAGTTCTCTGCTAACTGCAGATTTATTCTAACTTGTAATTTTAAAAACAGGATAATCCAACCACTCCATTCTAGATGTACAGTTATAGAATTTAATATAGCTAAAAAAGATATGCCCGAGCTCTGTAAACAGTTTATGGCTAGAGCTACTAATATTCTAGAGATAGAAGGTGTATCATACGACCAAACGGTTGTTGCAGAATTAATAATGAAACACCAACCAGACTGGCGTAGAGTCATTAATGAACTCCAAAGATATAGTTCTAGTGGTATTATAGATAGTGGTATATTGGTTAATCTTGCTGATGATTCAATAGATGATTTAATAAAGTTTCTCAAGATGAAAGACTTTAGAAAGATGAGACAATGGGTTGCCGACAATATGGATAGCGAACCAGCTGCTATATTTAGAAAGCTTTATGATACATCATATGACTATGTGAATCCTAAATCTATCCCACAACTCGTTCTTATCTTAGCCGATTATCAATATAAGAATAGCTTTGTCGCAGATCATGAATTAAATCTAGTGGCATGCTTAACAGAGATAATGGCAAACACGGAGTTTAATTAATGAAGCAATTAGATACAGTTCAAGTCTTGGAACACAATGTAAAAGAATTACAATGTCAACTTAAATCAGCACAAATTAGAATTGCCGCTCTAAATGAAGAGCTAAACAAATATAAAGAAAAATATCGGCGAGAAGTAGATAAGCATTTTGATTTTAAAATGCATCAAAAAAGTTTAACTGAATTAAATTTTGATGGAAATGAAACCCGTGGAAGGTATGGCGAAGATGAATCCCTTTGATTTTATAAATGCAATTAACTTTACAAAGAAGGATCTAATTGTAGATGACATAACTGAAAAAGAATACCAACCATTCCTAGTCAATAGAACATTATCACACTTTAAAGATACGGTGTTATATGCTAATGAAATGAATCTAAATCACCACCTAGATAACCGTCTTCAAAATCATTTTTTTATAAATATAATTACGAAGAAAAAAAGATTCTCTAAATGGGTTAAACCAACAGAGATA